TAAATAAAAAAACTATTAAGTTTTATGCTGCTGCGGAAGATATCTATCAAATAGAACAACCTCCAATGCCAGCTAAATTAGCTATACCTGAATGGTTTAAGAAGATTCCTTCTGAAGATCCTGCAAAGAAATGGGGAGACCCTAGAGATGCAGCAACGGTAAAGAAATGTATGCCATTTTTAGATTCCCTTACTGCTGGGTATATGGTTGTTACGCCACAAGATATTAAGATTGCAAAAAACGAAACTCAAGGAACTATGGCCTATTGGGGTGCTACACCTGCGGGGGCAGATGTTTTATTTGATTTAGATCAACCTCTTCACAGATCAAAGGGGATGCCAGTACCACACGGATATAATGAATACGTATGGCGCATGATTGCTTATCCAAGAATTGAAACACCAGCGGGATACAGCATAATGGTAACTCATCCATTTAATAGATATGATCTACCATTTCTATCTATGACAGGTATAATAGACTCAGATCAAGTTCATGCCAGGCTCGCTATTAATATGTGGCTTCGTGATGATTTTGAGGGAATTATTGAAAAGGGAACCCCAATAGCACAAATATTTCCATTTAAAAGAGAAGACTGGGTACATGAATCACTTCCCCCATTTAGTAGAAAACGTGAACTTCAGGATAACTTTAAAGTAAGATCAGTTTTAAATAGGTCTTATATGCGCCAGTTCTGGCAGAAAAAGTCTTACGAATAAATATCAATTATGATATAATTATTTTACATCCGCCTTATGGGGATGCTAAACTAACTCGCTTAAAAGGAGCAAAAATGGTAAATACACTAATGGGATCTATGTTTACAGATCCCTTTTTTATTGGCTTTAATCGTGAAATGGAAAGAATGTCACATGTACATCAGGCTGCAACACGCCAGACATATCCGCCCTACGATGTATTAAAGCTAGACGAAGATACCTATCAGGTATCAATTGCAGTAGCAGGATTCACAAAGAGCGATATTGATGTTTCAGTAGACAACGGAACACTTATTGTTAAGGGTGAAATCACAGAAGTTACAGACGGAGAATATCTACATAAAGGTATTGCTGCACGTAAATTCACAAGAACATTTGGGCTTGGTGAATATATGGAAGTGACTGGTGCTTCAATCGAAGATGGAATGTTACATATCAATGTAGATAGAATTATTCCAGAAGAAAAGAAGCCAAAAACAATCAAGATCAAATAGTCTTTGGTTCGCTACCGAAGGAGACCTGAGCAAGTCATGAAAAGGCTCATTAAATTTAAGGATCGGTAATGCCAGTATACGAATACAAGTGTTCATATGATGAAGCACACCCAACAATGTCAACTCATAGATCAATTATGGATGAAGATCCAGGATACACATGTGTTGAATGTGAGTCGGAAATGACAAGACACTTTACCCCTTTTGGTATACAGTTTAAAGGCAATGGATTTTATAAGACAGATAATCCCAAATAGGGTATAATTTATATGTGGGAACCCCCCAACATTAGGAGTAAACATGCTACGCACACGGAATTTAACTTTAACATCAACAGCTCAAGAGTTAACAATTGACGACTCTATTGATACTGCAAATACTATATCAGTACAAAACACAGATGCTTCTGCCCCAATTTATATTGGTAACCAGTCAGTCACATCAACTAACTACGGAATTAAATTAGCTGCGGGACAAATATGGAGTGCAGATTTAGCACCTAACCATCAGATTTATGCAGTTGGAACATCAACAGTAGCAGTATTAATTTTGGAGCGCTAATATGCCATTTACATTTACATCAACAGCTGGCGTAACTTTTCCAGGCAACTCCTCTCAATTTTTAATGGGCGACGGATCACTTAGTTCTTCAGGCGGATCTGGCCCAGCAGGACAAGATGGCCAGTACCCAAACTACTTAGGAGAATACAACAACGGTGCTTCATATCCAATCGGCGGAATTGTAAGTATCCCAGTTGGAAGTCCTTATGGAAATCCAGGACAACTATTTATAAGGTCTACTAATCCAGGAAACCCAGGCTATCCGCCAGGAACCCCATCTTGGACAGAGTATACAAATGGACTTGTAGTTGCAGGTCTTCCTGCATACTTGCCATTAAAATCATTTCAAGAAGCAAGCAATTATAATCTTGATTACGGATACTTTAATCACGCTACAATGGGAGCATCAATTGGAATTGCAAGAACTCCACAAGTAGATGCTTACATGAATTACGCTGTAACAGCAGGTGTTCCACAGTCTTGGACATTTAAATCTTTTGGAGAGCATGCAAGTTTTACACTAACACTAGGTGTTCCTTATCCAAACGTTGCTGTAGATAAAGAAGTTTGGTGTTTAAATTATACTGAAACTGCTTACAATGCTATCTCATCGGGTCTTACCAATAATAATGAGTACGGTTTGTTCTTAACTAAAACTGGCGCATTAGGACCTGATGGGTTTACAGGAACTATTAGTCCAGAGGGACCACAACTGCTTTCAGTTGTCGATGGAATCATTGTACAAGTAAGCTCATTAACTTAATCTTAAACTAAGTTCTGCTATAATTGACAAGTAAACATGTTGTTTACTTGGGAGTTTTAGTTGATTAGGAATAGATTATTTAGAATAACAGCGTCCATAATGCTTGCATTTGGATGGCTTTTTATGTCCCCCGCCTATTCTGATGACCCGCTAAGCTTGGCAGCTCAAGAAATTGAAGAGCTAAATAATAGTATTGATGACCTTGGCTACAAGGATGAATTTATATCCCTAATTGAAGAGGCAGAAGACAGGTATGACCTTGCAGTATCTGCAAAAGAAACCCAGACCCAAACCTCTACGCTATATGACAACTCTCTTGCCTCAAAAGTCACGGCAGGGGAACAAAAAGCATTAGCCCAAACAGCCGTAGATGGACAAACAGTAGTAGTAGCCACTGCCCTAACTAATAAAAATAATGCCTATGATGCTCTTGAAGTAGCCAATATTAATTTATCAACTGCTCAACAAGCATTAAATAATAACAATTCATCAGGACCTGGTTTAAGATATGATGTTTATAGTTTAATTAGAGTTAATGGCCTTGCAGCCACAGACCAATTCTTATGTAGTGGAATATTTGGGGAATATGGTGAAAACTCTATGCAGCGTCCAGTGTGTGGTAATAGATATGAAAACTTTATAGTTAAATTTACTGGACAAATAACAGTACCTTCATGGTTTACATCAACAAAATTTGCAGGGTATACAGATGATGGATTTAGAATGTATATTGACGGAGCATTGGCCATTGACAACTGGGTAGAGCAAGGAGCAACTTGGAGTGCATATTCTCCAATATATGATGTAACAACTGATAAAGTTTTTGATGTAGAAATATGGTGGTACAACGGTGGAGGAGTAGGATCTTATCATCTTGGATGGGGAATACCATATGATTCATATGGCAGCATGGGTTGGACTGGTGTAGGCTGTGACTATGCTGGAACTCCAAGAGTATGGGGACAAAATTTTAGTTGTAGTTTAAATACACTGTCCCATGGATCTGTAGCAACACAAGAACAAACCAATGCCTACAACAACGCCCTTTCTGCAAAAAACTCAGCACAGAATGTATACAATGATAAATTAAATGTTTATAATCAAGCAGTTTCAACATTAAATGGTTACAATCAAACCTTAACTAATAAAACAACTGAGGCTACTAATGCAAGTTTAAATGTTGTGACGGCATTGCAAAATAAAAACAATGCTATTAGCGCATACAATCAAGCAATTAATAATGTCAACAGTGCAATTGATAACGCATGGCGTTACTATGATGAGCAGTCTCAAAGAGAACTTAATGCTGCTATGGCTCAAGCAGCAGCCAATGCTGCAGCCAATCAACCTAAACCAGAACCTTCTCCAGAACCTAAGCCAACTGTTGAACCAGAAAAGCCTAAGCCATCTGATCCACCAACAGATAAGCCAGAACCAAAGCCAACTCCGCCAACAGATAAGCCAGAGCCTAAACCAACTCCACCAAGTGAAAACCCAGATCCAAAACCAACACCTCCAGGTCCTAAGCCAGAACCGACAGATAAGCCTAAACCAGAAGAGCCCAAGCCAACACCTGCCCCAAGCCCTGAACCAAAGCCAGAACCCACTCCAGAGCCTCCTGTAGAGCCTTCACCAGAACCTAAGCCATTGCCAAGACCAGACTTTAAGCCATCAGAAAATGTTGATCCAGTAATCAAAAATGAAGTATTAGCAGCACTTATTCCACAAAAGGGTACAGGAAATGTGGAAGATCTATCTGGTGTTATTGCAAACCTTACAAGCAGAGATAACAAATTAGTTAAACTTTCAACAGAGCAGACTGCAGCAGTTAGCCAAACCCTAAAGTCTTTGACACAAGAAGCAAAAAAGGAGATTGCTTCTAATCTTGGTATTTCTTCAGCAGAAGTAGCAAAAGTGGCAGAGGTAATGAAGTCAGATCCTGCCATCGCAGCAGCCTTTGTTGAGTTTGCAGAAAGAGCAGGGGATGCAGGAGAAGCCCCAATGCCATTTACATTAGCAGATGCAACAACAGAAGTACAAACAGAAGCATTTTTAGCAGACCCACTTGGAGCGGTATTTGAAGTGGACCCAGTAGAACTCCTATCTAATTTCTCTGAATTAGGTATGGACATGACGGATGATCAGAGAGAAAAAGCGCAGGAAGTAATTGTCCCAGTGGTCATTGCATCACAAATTGCAGGGGCAATGATAAGGAGGAACAAATGAAAATAATCAATAAAGCCATAAACCTGGTAGGCAAAATGCTAAAGGGATTAACTAAATGGTTTAAAGATGCAGGAATGGAATTAATTGCACAGGCATTCACCCTCCTCGGCTTCTTTATCGCATGGTTAACTTTAACGGGATCAGCAAGAGATATTGTTGGAATTGCTGTAATGGCAGTAACAATAGTCTGGCTAATTACAATCCCATTAAGAAAGGATAAATAAATGAAAGAAAAGATTATGTTTATACTTGCAGCAGGAGTAATGGCTGCAATTGGACTTGCGATTGTTGGAGACTATGTAGTTGCGGCACTTGAGACACAGGCAACGGGAGAAGCCGTAGAGGTTTCTTCAGATGTTATGACTCTTGTTCAAACAGCACTTGGCGGTGTCATCGGAATCATTGGTGGCTACTTTGGTGCTAAGGGTTCAAAGGGTGACGAATAATGGCAAAAGCATATATAGAAGAACCAGCACAGGTAGGTTCAGGAGCAATTGCAAACATCAATAATATTTTAGCTAGAATTATTGCTGTATTTGCAGCATCTGGATTATCCGTAATTGGAGCAGGAGCAATTGTAGGAATTGAAACCTACAAGGCAGTCATATTGGCTGGAACTTTAGGAGTTGCTACAGTAGTTGAAAAGCTTGCTCGTGGATTCCTAGATGACGGTAAATTAACTGTATCAGAAATTAACTCAGCATTTACCGCAGTAGATAAAAAAGCTGCAAAGTGATATAATTAGATATGAACACCTATACGGTCAAATTAAATGTAGAGCTAGAGGTACAAGCCTTTAATGAAACAGATGCAAAAGACTACGTATCAGATATATTCAACATAGATGATGAAATTAAGGGTGTTAATATAGTAAAGATTATTCAGAAATGAGTAATGCCGATAAAGAAATTACACCTGCTGAAATGCAGCAAATATTCGGATATCTAATAGATCCAGTTATACTAGAAATAGATAAAGAGATAGAGGATTTAAAGATCCCAGATGGGGACTTTTTCCTATAAAACATCGTTGACAGAGCCGTGGTTTTTACTGTATAATAATACATAGAAGCTGCGGTTTCTGCTTTTGGCCCTTAGCTCAGCGGCAGAGCGGGAAGCTGTTAACTTCTAGGTCCCTGGTTCGATCCCAGGAGGGCCAGCAAATCAATCTAGGCGGACTTACTAGATAGGAAAGAAATGCTTAACCTTACACTCAAAGGTGTAGAAGTCTTTATGGAAAGATCAAAGCATAACAAGCAAGAATCATACTGGGAAAATTATGATTTGCTTATATGGAAAAAAGATCCAGGCGGCTTTACAAATGTAAAGGGAATGTTTAGGAAAGATTCATGGGGTATTGCAGAGAGAGTACCTGTTAACGAAAACGGAATTTGGAAGTTGCCTAAGCATTATGTCAAATATTTTAAATGAGCTAGGCGTAGACGAAGATGATTTAGACTGGTACCACCTTGCAGCATGCAGAGGACTTGATACTAATTTATTTTATGATAAGTATGAGTCTGATGTAAATATAGCAAAGAGTATTGATCAGGCCTGCTTAAGTTGTCCAGTTTCAAAAATGTGTTATGAGTTTGGTGTAAATAGTAATGAGCAGGGTGTGTGGGGCGGAATATACTTGAACACTGGAGAAGTAGATAAGCCTAGAAATATTCACAAGACAGAAGATGTTTGGAAAAAGATAAGGGCTAAAAATGGAATTCATAAATAAAGATAAGGACCACTTCAAACACGGTATAAATCTTTGGAATGGTGAGCCAAATAAAGCAGTATTTTATACAAAAGAAATGTCAACAAAGATAAGAGAATTAAAGAAGCCAGTAATTGATCTGCAGTTAGATGTAGTTCAGTACCCAGAGTTTTTAGCTGTAAGACTATACGAAGATAATTTTATTCAGTACGAAGGAATTAAAAAAGAACAAGTAATAGATTACGTTGGAAAAGTTAAAAAACTAATCGAATCTTACGGAGTAAGATGCGAACTTGAAGGGGTACCAAGTGCGAGAATACTACGAAGTAATTAACATAGTCTTTATCCATGAGGAGAGATTGTGGGGAACATGTGATTCGCTTGGCCTATATGCATCAAAAATCAAATACCAAAAAGATGGTATTGAATATGAAGATATGTTCGATAACGAGGAGTTTACAGTAATGGAAGAAATCGTTCTAGAGCATTCAGAGGAAGAAAACTAATGGAAAAAATATTGTGCTATTGCTGCAATAAAACAAAGAATAAGCTTAACCTAAAGAAATCAGTATTAATACCTATTAATCTATTTATGTGCGAGACATGTATCTCTTCTAAGTTTGAGCCAAGGTGGGTAATTATTCTTGCTGGCAGACAACTGGGATCAGATTCTGTTAAAGAATTTATTATTAAAAAGCGATATCATGGCAATGATATTGCGGCTTCAGAACTATTAGTTTAAACTTTATTTAGGGTATAATTGGTATATATGGATACCACTGCCCTGATACTAACTATAGCAGCATCACTTCTAAGCGGATTAGCGACAGGCGTGGTTGCTAACATCAGAGACCATAAAAAAGAGATTAAGCGTAGAGTTGAGAAAGAACAGGACCTTCTTAAGCTTGATTTAAAAGACCTTGAAATTAAATTATATAAGGTTGAAAAAGATTTAGATGAGTGGAGAAACAAATACTACGAAGCCCTGCAAGAATTAATTGAAGTCAAGGCAGAGTTAGAAAAAACCCTTATTAATTTAACACATATTGTCCATCACGAGGACTAGCCTTTCGAATTTATATTTAGTATACTGGTAGTATGACATGTATAGTAGCTATTGCCCAGAACGGTGTTGTATATATGGGGTCTGACCATGCCGCCTCAGATGATAAAACGGGCTGGATCTTATCAAGAAAAGAACCTAAAGTTTTTAAGAATGGTCAGTATGGAATTGCTTTTACTGACTCATTTCGTATGGGACAAATCCTTCAGTACATGTGGACCCCTCCAAAATATACACCAACTAAAACCAATTCAGGCTTAGACAAGTTCATGCGAACTAAGTTTGTTGATTCTGTTAAGCAAGCATTTAAAGATCACGGATACGGAAGCGTGGGGTCTGCGTCAGAAGAAGACACTGGTGGAATATTTATTGTTGGAGTATGCGGAAGACTTTTTACTGTAGACGAAGACTTTCATGTTGGAGAAAACATAGTTAACTATATGGCGGAAGGAAGCGGCGGACAGGTAGCTCTTGGAGCACTACACGCAACAAAAAAGCAACAAAACCCAAAGCTTAGATTAAAAGCAGCATTAGAGGCGGCAACTGAGTTTAATATGAGCGTAGCAGCACCCTATACATACATCCAGATTTAAGGTATAATGGTAATATGAAGTGGATTATATTAATTTTGTCCGTGTTGCTTTCATACCTTGTGTATTCAAGGATTAGGTACAAGGTTGAATTGTTTTTAAAAAGCTATGAGATATTCTTGGTAGACAAAGAAGATGTTGAGCGAGAAGGAAGTACTTCCAATGATATCCTTCAACTTCGTCCAGAGAGCTATGACAATTCCATGGATATCAGAGGAACTCCAACTCACCTGTGCCCATGTGGATCACAAATATGGAACCTTAAAGTTATTTTTGAAAATTTTGAAATTGCTACATATTTTCTAGACATGGAATGTGTTAGCTGTGGTAGTGTTGCAACAGCACCTACCCCTGTAGATAGAGAAGGAATGGAATGAGAAAATCCGAAAGACTCAGACTGCTTGAAATGCAGGTTGTAAGATTAGAGATGATGGTTGAACTATATACACAAACACTATCTAATCTATTAGAATCACAAGGCCTATCTTCACCAACTCAGCTTGACGCTGGAAAATGGTATAAGGCTAAACTAGACAAACTAGACAACGAATAGGCATTGACATCCTGCTATTATTTAGTAGAATAAACCTATGACTAAAAAAATAACTACGGCACTAGTTGCCCTACTACTCGTTGTTCCTACAGCATCTCATGCTGCATTAAAGAACACAACAATTGAACCCACACTAGCAATCCTGGATACAGCGATTGACACATCATTACCATTATTTAAAGATAAGATTGTTCAAGAAGTTTGTTTGCTAGAGCGTGGCCCTTGTCCTAATGGACAGACCTATATGGAGGGGCCAGGTGCCGCATCAATGCCTTCAAATCTTATTAGTCAAAGAGGATTTGATCATGGAACACAAATGACATATCTTGCTCTTATTAATAATCCAAACATGAAGATTGTTTTTGTCAGAATTATTGGAAACAATCCAGACGGAGTTAGGCAAGTAGCAACAGAGGCTGCTGTTTACAATGCTCTACAATGGGTAATTGACAATAAAGATAAATATAATATTAAAGCGGTATCAATGGCGCAGGCATCAAGCAACTGGGTTGCTGGAGCAGATTATTGTCCAAAGACACCAATTACTCAATCAAAGATTCAAACACTAGTAGCAAGTAACATTCCAGTATTTTTGCCAGCGGGTAATGATTTTAATTACACAAAGCTTCGTTGGCCAGCATGCTTGCCAGAATCAATTGCTATAGGTGCATCAATGCCATCTAAGGCTGTTGCGGTTTACACAAATTATGATGCAAAGCTTATTGATTTCTTTGCGTTGGGAACAACAATTACATATGGTCCAGGTAATGTTAAGGCTCCAGTTGCTGGAACATCTGCTTCAATTCAAGCAGCAGCAGCGACATGGCTTGCAATTTCTTCAGCAAAGCCAGGATTAACATATAGTCAGATGTATGATCTAATCTCTAGAACATCTACTTCTATTAGCAATTCAAAAATTAAAGGCGGTAAGCTAATTAATTTACAGGGAGCTTTAAATGGCTGAACAGCAAGTAACAGTATTAGAAGGCATCATTGTTGATCTTGGTAACGAACTATATCAAAAATGGTATAACGCTGCAACTGAAGATCAAAAGACAGAAGAGATGTCTAAGGCATTAAGAGAAAATGCTACACAGACTACATTTTGGGTTATTCAGGAGTTTATGAATAGATTCAATGCAGCAGCGGAAGCATTAAAGGATAAGTAGATTGATCGTAACTGATGATTCATTTAATGAGATAGTCTCAACAAATGATTTAGTATTGGTAGATTTCTGGGCTGAATGGTGTGGCCCATGCAAAAAGCTTTCACCAATACTTGATGAGATAGCAGATGAGCGTGGGCTACTGGTCGGTAAGCTAAATGTTGATGAGAATCCTCTAAAAATGGAGGAATACTCTGTACATTCTATACCGACTATGGTACTATTTAAGTCTGGTCAACCAGTTAAAAAAATAATTGGAGCTAAGCCAAAGCACTTATTGCTAAAGGAGTTAGCAGAATGGATATAGAATTTGATTCAGAAGATGCTGATCATTTAGAGTTTGAAATATGGCTCAAGAATGGTTATGATCGAGGGTGGATATCAGATGTATTTTGCGATACACATGACGGGCCACCAATGTCAGATGAAGAAATGCAAGAATGGGATGAAGGCGGAGATCCCTGCTCGTTTCATGTAAAAGTACATGAACTACACTAAATTTCTGTGCTCGCAAAGAACACAGAAGAAATAAGGAGAATAAAAATAAATGAACTCATTTAAGAAAATCGCACTAGCCATGGTTGCAGCCATGACTTTGGGCACAATCGTAGCAACACCTGCAAGTGCTGCTGTAATGACAGTCGCTGTATCGCTTGACACTGTAGCAAACACTACAAACTCTGCAATCGCAACGCCTGCATCATTACCAGTCCCTGCAGACAACACAGTAGATGCTGCTGACGCATTAAAGTTTATTGCAACAGTTGACACAGGAACATCAGTTCTTGTAACAGCAACAAATGCAACAATCGTTTCTGCACTACACACAACAGCTGCACCAGTAGGAGCAACGTCAGGATCCTCATCTTTGACAATTGCAACTGGTACAGGAACAACCGCAACGTTTTACGTATATACTAAAACGACAGCAATTGGTACAGTCGTAATTAACAATGGTGGAACAACACTTACATACTACGTACAGGGAACTGCTGGCAAGATTAATACTCTTACAGTATCTGCTCCTTCTGCTGGTGCCGCTGGTACAAAGCAAGATATTACAGTAACCGCAACAGATACATTTGGCAACAAGGTATCTGCTAAGTCAATTACTGCAACCGTATTTGCTTCAACAGCAGTTATGGATACAGCAACAGTAACAACTGGTGCCACACTTTCAGATTTTGGAGTTGCTACATTTAAGGCAACGCTTCCATCAACTGGAACACGCTCACTAAT